GAAGTAAAAGTAGAAAAGAAATGTAAAAAATGTGATTGTGTAGAATCAAAATGTAAATGTAAAAAATCTGAAAATTGGAAAAACGTTAAAAAAGAGAGTATCGAAACTAAAAAATGGGTAAACAAACTTGCTGAAGAAAAATTTCATAGTTTTACATCAAAAAACGAAATTATGGAATTAATTCAATCAAAATTGACCGAATCTGAAGTTATGGAACCACAACATGGTAGTAATGTAAAAAAGGGACGCAACGGTGTACCTGAGTTTATGTCTTACGATATGATTGCAAATGATGGTGACACTAAAACTGCACCAGCAAAACCTACAACCAAGCCGGGTACAAAACCTGGTACTACACCATCAAAACCAAAAACTCCGTACCAACCAGGACCTGGACCAAAACATAAACCTAAGGCATTCGCAGAAGAAAAGAAATATTCAAATGAATAGTTTGACAAAACAAAAACTTTTAGGTATTATTAAGGAAAACCTTAATGAGATGCCAATGGATTTTGATACCCAAGATAGACCGAGTACGGATATTACCAACAAGTTGGCAACCGGAGATACTCCGTTAAAAAAAGTTCCACTACCTAAGACGGGAGAAGAACCTAATAAAAATTTTCAAGAACTATTAGCGTCCGAACGATATAAACAAGTTGTTCAAAGAGTTAGACAATATACTGGTGTTGACACAACAATGGTTGGTGAACGTGGTATGGGTGAATTAACTCAAATGATGATGGCAGCACATAATGGAATCGTTGCGACAGAAAGAGAACATAGAGAGGCTTTAGAGCAATTAGCAATTGAATTGGTAATAAAAGAAATGGGTATTCCTGAAGGTGCGGTACAATTCGACGCAAAGATTGTCGGTATGGGTGAGGTTGATACACAAGATTTTGAAAGAGAAGAAGGAAATCAACAGAATATGGATGAAGTTGACATTGAAGAAGATTTAATGGTAGACTTAGAAAGTTTAGATTTAGAAAGAGCAAAAAGAAGATTAATTAACAGTATGATACAAGGAGCGTCTAAAAGAGGTCACTACATGTATCATTATGTTTCAGAAAAAATACAAGAAATTACAGGGTCTCAAAGTTTAATAAATCAATATGGTGTTTTAATGTCAATTAACGACACATTATATTGGCAATTAAGTGACCAAACAATGCAAATGATGATGGGTGGTGGAGAAGGTGGAGGATCAGTTGGAGGTAAGGAGGAAGTTGAAAGAGATACTGAACCACCAACAATTAAAGCAAGAGCAATCAATTTTCCAATTTTAGTTCATGAGTTGATTAAAGGTATGATGGAATTATTCTCACACCAAGGTGAACCCGAGGATAAAGAGATGTTCCAACAAGTAATGCAACATGAAGATACCTTAGAAAAGGAAATGTGGGATTTAAGATTAGGTCCAGCAATTTGGGACAGAATTAGAGCTCAATATCCTGAAGAGGTTTTAACAGATGAAAATAAAGCAGAATTACAAAATTATTTATTAGTTGAGATTTTTAAACTACCAGCAAAAAAATTCTTAATATTAATGAAAGAAGTGATGTCTAGTTCTGAATCTGGAAAACGATTATTACAAGAGATTGTTGATGGTATCGTTTTAATGTTAAATGACCAAGAATACCAAGAAGCCATTAACATTTTTAATGATGATTTAGATTCAGTAGAAGATAATACTGACGATGGAGATTTTGATGATTTCTTAGGTAGTTTGGGAATACGAAGACCTGAGGATGATGAAGATTAATAAGAAAGGTGGTTTAACCCACCTTTTTCTATTTATATAGTATATGAATTCGAAAATAGAACAATTAAAAGAGTACGCGAAGATTATTAAGGATGCACCATATGCGTTAAAAACATATCTGCAAACCTATGATAATACTCAAAAAAAATATGTACCGTTAGAGTTATTTCCTGACCAAGTTCAATTGATTCAAGATTATGAAAACTATAATGAAAACATAACTAGAAAATATAGACAGGCTGGTGTCACAACTGTTACCGCTGCGTGGATTTCTAAAAAATTACAAACAGCGAAAGAAAATGAACCTGAAAGAGTTCTTCTTATTGCTAACAAACGTGATACTGCGGTTGAGATGGCGAATAAAGTTAGACACTTTATTGAGCAATGGCCCGAGTGGATTAATGTTGGATTCTCACCTGACAAAAACTCAGAAAGTAGATTTAGATTAAACAATGGTTGTGAAGTTAAAGCGGTAGCAACATCTGCAGATGCGTTACGTGGTTATACTCCTACCATACTTGTATTTGATGAGGCCGCTTACATTGAAGCTGGTGATGATTTTTGGGCAGCATCTATGGCATCTCTATCAACAGGTGGTAAGATTATTCTTATCTCCACGCCAAATGGTTATGACCCTATCTATTACGGTGTTTACGACCAAGCATTACGTGGAATCAATGATTTCCATATAACAAATTTAAGGTGGTTTAATGACCCTCGTTATACCAAAGATTTACGTTGGGTTAAGTGTCAAGACATCTGTCATTACATGTTGAATAGAGAACAGTACAATGATAACGAAGTTGTTATGTATGATTTTGATACTGAAAAGTATCAAGAATATCACGAACAAGGTTATAAACCGTTTTCGTCTTGGTTTGAATCAATGTCTAAGAAATTTAAATATGATAGACGTAAGATTGCACAGGAATTGGAATGTGACTTCTTAGGTTCGGGTGACGGTGTAATTCCTGGAGAACTTCAAGAAAGTATCGCCAAGAATATGATTAGACAACCCATAGAGAAATACATGCAAGCCACTTTTTGGCAATGGAAAGAGCCTGTAGTTGGTCATCGTTACATTATGGGGGTGGATGTTAGTAGAGGAGATAGTGAGGACTTTTCATCTATCAATATTGTTGATTTTGATGATAGAGAACAAGTGGTAGAATATATTGGTAAAATTCCTCCTGATGATTTAGCATCAGTTGCGTATAAGTGGGGAATTTTATATGGTAATGCTTTTATAGTAATAGATATTACCGGAGGTATGGGTATTGCAACCTCAAGGAAGTTACAAGAAATGCAATATAAAAACTTATACATTGAGGGAGTAAACACCCAAAACATTTGGGATTATAACGCTAAGGCTTTGGAAAAAATACCTGGTCTTAATTTTAATAATAAAAGAACACAAATTGTTGCCGCATTTGAAGAACAGGTTAGAAAGGGATTTGCAATTAGGTCAAGTAGGTTATTAAATGAACTTAACACATTTGTTTATATTAATGGTAGACCTGATCACATGAAAGGTGCTCATGATGACTCAATTATGAGTATGTCAATGGCATTATATGCTGGTGACATATGTTTCAATCAATTAGAGAGGAATGAAGCTAAGAATAAAGCAATGTTAGATTCTTGGGTGTTATCGGAAAGAACATACGAACCAAACAAATCATTCTACTCATATGGTGGTAGTTTTGACCAAATTGGGTCCATGGGAATGGACAATCCGATACACAGACAAAATAATATGATGAATGCACCAAAGGAGGCTTACGCCGAATATTCATGGTTATTTAGTAAAAGAAAATAAACTACTATTTTTAAATAAAAAAGTTTATATTGTAAAGAAAACTATTTATATACAATGGCAGACCAAAATTTAACCGTATTTCAGAAATTAACAAGAATGTTTGGATTTCCAGGTCAATCAAAACCTGAGGATACACCGTCTTTTAATTTTAATAAAGACGAACTTTTAAAGACGGACAATAGAGAAGAGTTTGAGAAGGCAATGTTGCAGGCTCAACAAAGTTCTTATATTGCCGATAAGTTTACCAAATTAGACCAATCTCTATACAATCAATCGGTTTACTACGAAGCAAATAGACTTGCAGCGTATTACGATTATGAATCTATGGAATTCACTCCTGAAATTTCAGCGGCATTAGACATATATTCTGAAGAGTCAACAACACTTTCTGAAAAGGGACAAATGTTGACCATATATTCTGAATCAGATAGAATTAAATCTATATTAGAAGATTTATTTAAAGAAAAATTAGATATTAATACGAATTTACAAATGTGGACTCGTGGTCTATGTAAATACGGGGATAACTTTGTTTATTTAAAAATAGACCCTGAAAAAGGCATTATTGGGGTACAACAATTACCAAATATAGAAATAGAAAGAATTGAAGGGGCATCGAGTAAGGTTCCTGTTAACGTTGATATTAAAGTACCAACAAGGGAATTACGTTTTACTTGGAAAAACAAAGACATGGAATTCCAAGCATGGGAGATTGCACACTTTAGATTATTAGGTGATGATAGAAAACTTCCATATGGAACTTCTATGTTAGATAAGATTAGAAGAATTTGGAAACAACTTTTACTTGCTGAGGATGCAATGTTAATTTACAGAACATCAAGAGCACCCGAAAGACGTGTGTTCAAAGTATTCGTGGGAAACATGGACGATAAAGATATTGAACCATATGTACAACGTGTTGCAAATAAGTTTAAAAGAGACCAAGTTGTTGACTCAAGAAATGGTCAGGTTGATATGAGATATAATCAAATGGCTGTAGACCAAGATTATTTTATTCCTGTTCGTGACCCGTCACAAACAAATCCAATTGAAACATTACCCGGAGCACAAAACTTAGGTGAGATTGCGGATATTGAATACATTCAAAAGAAATTATTGGCAGCATTACGTATACCTAAAGCTTTCTTAGGATTTGAAGAAGTTGTGGGTGAGGGTAAGACTTTAGCATTAATGGATATTCGTTTTGCTAGAACAATCAATAGAATACAGAAATCATTAATCCAAGAGTTAAATAAAATTGCATTGGTTCATTTATATCTTTTAGGTTTAGAAGATGAATTAAACAATTTTGAATTATCATTAACCAATCCTTCTGCTCAGTCAGATTTATTACGTATAGAGACTTGGAAAGAAAAAGTAACATTATATAAAGATGCAACTTCAGACCAATCACAAGTTGGTATTTTACCAGTATCACATACATGGGCAAAGAAAAATATATTAGGATTCAGTGATTCTGAAGTTATTTTGGATTTACAACAACAACGTCTTGAACGTGCAATGGGATTTGAATTAACTAACACCCAAAATATTATTAAACGTTCAGGTATTTTTGATGATGTTGATGCAAAATATGGTATACCTGAAGAGGAAAGAGAAAAAGCAATGGAAGCTGGTTCAGGTGACGGATCAATGGGTGGAGATATGGGAGGTGGAGCACCACCACCACCATCAGGAGATTCTGGAGGAGGGGAATCTCCGTTATCAGAATCAAGAAAATCAAAAATATTAGGTATGTTGGGGGAAGAAGAATTAAGTTTTGATCACTTATTTGATATGAAGAAGGCACAACAGAATATTTATGAAATAGAAACAAAAATAAAAGACATATTAAACGACTAACAATGAACAAATTCGGGGAATTAAAAACCAAAATGTTAACAAAATTAACTGAGTCATATAC